CAACGTTTTTGTGTCCGGGTGCGATGATATTGAATTCGCGAACCCGTCTGATGCTATTGTTGGTACATTGAAATATCGTCAACCCCAATCATCTGAGATGGAACCACAATCAAGTGAGAGTACCATAGGAAATGAAATGACGGAAGCTTCGACGAAGCCAGTACACGATTCTGAAGTTGCAACTATGGGTGAAAACACGGACATTAGTGACCAAACCAATCATATTCATTATGGTGAGGTGATTCGATCATTTAGGTCTCTTGTTAAGAGGTATGTTTTTAGCGATATCGTGCAAACGGTCGCTTTTGCAAACCTATACATGTCGAACCAAAATTATCGGAGCGCCATGCCTAGGAATGGTGGTTTTGTAACATTGGGTACAGCACCCAATCATGCTATTTCGGGCACACGTAATTATTCATACTGGCACACAAATTATTTAACCTTTATCACACAGGCTTATGCAGGATGGAGAGGAACAATCCGTCATATGTACAAGCAAGATCAGTTTGAGAATGCAGAGCATACTTATACTATTGTACGCAAGCCAGAAGATTTAGGTGATAATGACCTTTTTACTGATACAGGTTCTACTTTGCTGCCAGCAGCTCACCAGGAACTCATTAATGATATGATCAAACGTGAGTCAGCTGGTCAAGGAGCTATGATGCTAAGTTCAGGGAACAACGTGTCAGCAGTTTTTGAGGTCCCATACCAGAAACGTTTTAGGTTTTGTCCAGCACGTCAGAATTTGGAACCCGTTAAGGATATTGATACATATCAAAATGGATATTTTGTGAACAGGACAGCTTTTTACGATAGTACAAATGCAGCATCGATCCCGTGCTTGCATTATGTTGCGGCTGGTGAAGATTTCACCACCTTCTTTTTTGTGGGATGCCCCCCGGTATACCGGGTTGTTTCAGAGCCAGTTTAAGATGGCTCATTTTTGGGGACAGACACCCCGTTACAGAAAATGTAGTTTAGAATTGCACTAGCAGGAGTAAGCAATCCGTATCACTTACGCAACG